TCTACCGTTATATCCGATGCAACTGTAGCCACTGATCAAACTTCAGGCGCCCTCCGAGTGACTGGTGGTGTTGGTATAGGAGGTGATCTTTACGCAGCTGACACAACACTGGATAGTGTTTCACCTATAAATCTATCCGCTGGTACAGTGCCAATTACAGATAATAACAAAAAATTAGTTGATTCTCTCATCACCCAAAATGGAACTGGTAAATTAATAATTAGTGCGAATGTTGAAATTACTGGTAATATTTCTGTATTAGGTAACTCATTTGCAATTACATCAAACGACTTAATTATAAATGATCGTATTATTGATCTGGCTAATAACAATGTGTCATCTACACTTGATGTTGGTATTCTTATGGAACATCCTGGTAAGAATATATTCATTGGTCACCATACCAGTCCTCACGACGACTTTAGCATAGGATATACATCTAACGGATATGCCGAAGACCACGTGGAATGGAACGGTACAGATCATATTACAGCAAATATTTGGGGACACCTCATCACACAAAACACGGTGACAGTTGAATACGGAAATGTCTACATCGTTGATGGTGGTCTCGGTATCGGAATTGGAGACGGTGAAGATGACAACGTTCCAGACTCAAAATTGTATGTGACTGGTAATGCCCATTTTACTTCAAATATATCTACTGATTCTAACGTGCTCATCACTGGTGATGCCGCTGCCACTTCAACGACAACTGGTGCCCTCCAAGTGACTGGTGGTGTGGGCGTGCAAGGTGCCCTCTACGGCGCTGAAGCTTATTTTGGTGGTGTAACTTCTGTTACTAATTCCACGGCTGTAACAGGTAAAACAGATGGCGCTCTCGTTGTAACAGGTGGTGTGGGTATTTCGGGAGACATTCATGCTACACATGCTAATCTTGAGGATGTTGAGGCGGATAGTGTGACAGTTACTGACGCAACCACATCTACAAGTACAACCACTGGTGCCCTAAAGGTTACTGGTGGTGTGAGTACCCAAGAAAAGTTAAATGTTGGTGGTGTCGCCAAAATTTGGGACAGTACAGCTGTAACTGGTAAAACGGATGGCGCTCTAGTTGTTGTTGGTGGTGTGGGTATTTCGGGAGACATTCACGCTACACACGCCAATCTTGAGGATGTTGAGGCTGACAGTGTGACAGTTACTGACGCAACCACATCTACAAGTACAACCACTGGTGCCCTAAAGGTTACTGGTGGTGTGAGTACTCAAGAAAAACTAAATGTGGGGGGTGTTACTAAGATTTGGGACAGTACAGCTGTAACTGGTAAAACGGATGGTGCTTTAGTTGTTGTCGGTGGTGTGGGTATTTCGGGAGACATTCACGCTACACACGCCAATCTAGAAGATGTTGAGGCTGACAGTGTTAATGTAACAGATACAACCGAATCCACGGATACTCAAACAGGTGCAGTCACAATTGCCGGTGGTCTAAGTACACAAACAAATGTTCACGCCTCAAATGTTTACACTACAGGTGGTCTCATCACAAATACAGGGGGTACTGCGAAGAAAACATACTCACACGCAGGGACTTTACCAAATAATGCGACTGTTGCAAATGCGACATTTGCTGTTGTTTTTTCAAACCATGTGTTTCATGCAAAAATAACGGCGATACTTGTTGAAGGTGCTGCGGTTGTAAGTAGTTTTACACAAGAATGTTGTGGTGGTCATATTACAGGTGGTACACCTGGTACGATAACTTTAGGTGGAACAACTGTAATTGGTCATAGTGCTTGCCCATGGAGTACAGAAGTAACATCTGATGCAACCACTGTCACATTCAAAGCATACCAGGCTGTTGAGGGTGCTGGCAATTACAATATATTTGTTGAGTATCTCTCATCGCACACAGGTGGTAGAGTACTCAAGTTTACAGAGGGTGGTTTAGATGAGATTATATTTAATTATTAATTGTTGTAAATTAGCCACTTAAAAAAACGTAGTTATTAATAGTAGTGTCAATCATGACAACAAAAATCCAAACGTTCGGTGGTAACATTGGAATTGGTACGACCGATCCAGGAGCTTTTAAGTTAAACGTACATGGGTCCCTCAAGACAAGTTCTTTAGTTGTTAATGGTGTAACAGATGCACACCTACCTATAGGTATACTCGGAATGTGGAGTGGTTCACTTGGCTCTATTCCATCGGGGTGGGCTTTATGTGATGGGAATTCGTATACTCGAACAGATGGAGAGGGGAGTATTACGACTCCAGACCTCAAAGATAGGTTTATCAGGGGAGCTACTGGAGATGCTCCATCTCCGGTGGCAACAGGAACCACTGGTGGTAGTAACACCAAGACACTAGCAGCAGCCAACCTCGCACCTCATTCACACGGTGTGAGTGTTAGTTCGGGAAATGCAAATCATAATCATCCCGCAGCCGGGGCCAACATGAATCATGCTCATGGTAATTCAGGCAACACCCAAACACAACATGCTCACGGTGAAACAAGCACCACAAATACCCCACATGATCATGGTAATACAGGGTATAGTAGTAAAAATCATACTCATTCCGCACCCCAGGCAAATATGCCTCATTCTCATGACAGTGAAGACCTGACCTATCCTCATAGTCATTATATGCCTATTATAGCTAATAGGTCTGGACGCGGTGGGCCACAATCGGGATCTACTAGGACACAAGGCACAACGCAAGATACTGGTCCTGCCACCTATAGTGGAAGCCATAGCCATAATGGACTTCAAAACACCCCATCACATGCACACACCTGCGGCGAGGCCAACGTACCCCATAGTCATAATACAGGAGGTGATAATTGGAACCATGGCCACTCACTAGCAAATAAACATGCACCCCATACACATCAAACAGGTCCCGGTCAAGCACCTCACACACACCCCGGGAATGACTCTCAAGCACCCCATTCTCATAGTGCTACTTCAAATAGTACCGGTCAAGCCACGGCCTTTTCGGTTCTAAACGTGTATTACGCACTATTTTATATAATGAAAATTTAAGTATTTCGTAAATTAGCCACTTAAAAAAACGTGGTTATTAATAGTAGTGTCAATCATGACAACAAAAATCAAAACGTTCGGTGGTAACATTGGAATTGGTACGACCGATCCGGGAGATTTTAATTTAAACGTGAATGGGTCCCTCAAGACAAATTCTTTAGTGGTCAATGGTGTAACAGATGCACAAGTACCTATAGGTTTAATTGCACCGTGGTACGGTTCACTTGCAACTATTCCATCGGGTTGGGCTTTATGTAATGGGAATTCGTATCCTCGAACAGATGGAGAGGGGAATATCGCGACCCCAGACCTCACAGATAGGTTTATCAGGGGAGCTAATGGAGATGCTCCATCTCCGGTGGCAACAGGAACCACTGGTGGTAGTAACAACAAGACACTAGCAGCAGCCAACCTCGCACCTCATTCACACGGTGTGAGTGTTAGTCAGGGAAATGCCCCACATTCTCATAATACAAACCAAGTAAATCCAAACCACACTCATGGTGGAAATTCCAACACCAGCCAAGTACCTCACGATCACGAGAATACAGGTCAGACTCCTGTTAATCATAGTCATGGCCAGGATAGCAACTACAGTAATGCACCCCACGGTCACGGGGAAACTGGCAATAGCGAAGCGCTGCACAGTCACCTTACCAACTATTCTAGTGTATTCCATAGTCACACTGTCAGGGATACATATGGAAATGTCAGTACCAACCCGGGGAACCTCGGGTACATTGGGTGGGAAAATCCCACCAACGACCTGAGTACATATGCCAACGCACCTCACTCCCATGGTCGTTCAAATAATACACAATCGCCTCACTCCCATGGTGCAACTGGTAATGCTTCTGGTCCTCATCGGCATTCCACAGCGCAGAGCAATACACCCCATTCACATGATACACAAAATTCCTCCGCGCCCCATTCACATGGAACAAACGCTACCTCGGCCGGGCATAGTCATCCTGTGACTGCCGTTCAAGCATCCCATTCTCATAGTGCTAGTTCAAATAGTACCGGTCAAGCCACGGTCTTTTCGGTTCTAAACAAGTATCACGCGCTATTTTATATAATGAAAATTTAAGTATTTCGTAAATTAGCCACTTAAAAAAACGTGGTTATTAATAGTAGTGTCAACCATGACAACAAAAATCCAAACGTTCGGTGGTAACATTGGAATTGGTACGAACGATCCAGGAGCTTTTAAATTAAACGTGAATGGGTCCCTCAAGACAAGTTCTTTAGTGGTCAATGGTGTATCAGATGCACAAGTACCTATAGGTTTAATTCAATTATGGTATGGTTCACTTGCAACTATTCCATCGGGTTGGGCTTTATGTGATGGGAATCCGTATACACGAACAGATGGAGGGGGGAGTATTACGACTCCAGACCTCAGAACTAAATTTATCAGGGGAGCTACTGGAGATGCTCCATCTCCGGTGGCTGTGGGAACAGGGGGTGGTAGTAACACCGCGGCACTTCAAGTAGCTAACCTCGCACCTCATTCACATGGGATTACTGTTAATCAGGCAAATACCCCACATGATCATGGCACATCTGGAACAGCTAATGCGCCTCATAACCACGGACTCCAGGATAATGAGACGGCACACTCCCACGGCGTGGCGAGCGCGAATGCCAACCATAATCATGGATTACCCGCAGCCAACGCACCTCACTCTCACCCTGATTTCGCAGCAGGAGGTGCGGCTCATAACCACAATGTAGGCCAGGTTCAGCTTCCAAATCATTACCATAGGAGGCCTAACATGGGACTCACCGGTCCATCGCCGAGGGGTGTATTTTTTTTCCCCAAAGCTGTGCAGAGTTGGAGAAACAACAACCTCAATAGCGGTAACAACGCCTTACCACATCGTCATACACTTGACTCTACGCCTGGTCAAAATCATCATCATAACACTAGTGGAAGTAATATGCCGCATCGTCATGAAATAACCGCCAATAACACTCAACATTCTCATACAGCCACGGGGGCTAACAATATGCCACATAGTCACACCATCGGAGAAGGCGGTACACAACACAGTCACGGTCTCCCTTCCGAGAACGTTAACGCAACCCATTCTCATAATGCTAGTTCAGATAATACCGGTCAAGCCACGGCCTTTTCGGTTCTAAACAAGTATTATGCACTATTTTATATAATGAAAATCTAATACATTTTAAAAAATAAAAGTCTTACTATAATATAAATGTCTGGTGGTATTGCCCAACTTGTTGCTGTCGGTGCACAGGATGCACACCTCGTCGGTCAACCCGAAATCAGTTTTTTTCGATCTACTTACAAGCGTCATACTAACTTCTCCCAAACCGTGGAACGTCAGGTAATCCAGGGAAACGTTTCCAACAATGGTATGTCCACCGTACGCTTCGAGCGCAAGGGTGACCTTCTCAACTACGTTTACTTTGTTGTAAACAATGGCACTGTCACAGAGCAAGTGAGTGATTGGACTACCCTCATCTCCAAGGTTGAGCTTCTCATTGGTGGTCAGGTGATAGACGAACAGGACTCCACCTACTCTACTCTCATCGCCCCTACACTCTCGGCCACCACAAGCTCCAAGTCTGTTGGTGGTGATCTCTTTGGTGGTTCTACCAACTCTAACTTCTATCCTCTCCGTTTCGCTTTCTGTGAGAACTGGCAGACTGCTCTCCCCCTCATCGCCCTTCAATATCACGATGTGGAACTCAGAATCACCTGGGGTGCTAACGCAGGTGATTCCAGCCGGAAGTGGGATCTTTACGCGAATTATGCGTATCTTGACACCAACGAGCGTGACTACTTCGCTTCCACTCCCCAAAACATGATCATCACTCAGGTGCAGAAGGCGACTGCCTCTCGTTCCAAGATTCAGGAACTCAATTTCAATCACCCAGTGAAATACCTTACGGCTGCCAACTCGTCTGGGGTGAACATATTGGGTAACGATGGTACTTACGATAACAAAGTCAAACTTCAGGTCAACGGTACCGATGTTGCTGACTACAAGTTTGCCAACCCTAACTTTTCTTCGGTGCCTCTCTATTACCACACTACCAACGCGAGTTCGGCGGTTGCGACGAATAGCATCGAGAAGTTGTTTGTGTATCCATTTTGCCTCGATACTGGTAAGCTTCAACCCACAGGTACCCTTAATTTCAGCCGCCTAGATAGCGCTCGTATCGTGAACGATCGTCAGGATTCTAATGATGACATCTACGCGGTCAACTATAACGTTCTCCGCATTGAGAATGGTATGGGTGGTCTTTTATATTCTAACTAATTAATAACCCATATGTGGAACTTAGTATTTCTCATTGCCATCGTATTTGTATTGACGTATGATCCTAAATCCAGGACACTTGAAAAGTTTGTTGGTCAGCCTGTAGCACCAACACAAAAGTCTTGTGAAGATACGCATTACCAATCCGTTCAATTTGCCAATAGTCCTTATGAATGTCCACTTCCAGGAAAAACACAGATGGGAGTCATAGTGTAGAATACTTAAAAAGAAGGTATGTATTTAAGGTATAATGATTCAGATGGACCGTGAAACTCTTATGATGGTGGCTACTATTGTGGCCATTGCGGGTGTTATCTTTCTTTTTAAAGAGGTGAACAAGGCTAAACAAGATGTTGATAATCTCAAGAATTTTTCAGCCCAGCTCATTCAGAAACTCAGTGCTCCGGTACCGACTCCTCAAGTTGAACCTACTGAGGAACCAGATGCTACTAGTGAAGAAAAGGTGGAGGAATAAACATATCCGGTTATTATAACTTGCGAATGCGCAATGAAAAAATACAAAGCTATAGCGATACCGGTTAGTTTTGCCGATGAAAAACCCCGGTTTCTAACAGTTAGAGATCGCAGATTTAAGGATTGGATATTTGTCACAGGTGGATGTAGAAGGAGGGAGATTTTCAATCCTATTAGATGTGCCCTAAGGGAACTGGAAGAAGAGACTCGTGGTGTAGTCTCACTAAAAAATGGTGAATATACAGAGTTTAAGTTTACAGTGAAAGAGAGTCCCACAGTAGATTTGGAATACAATGTATTTATATTTTTTGTTGACTATACATCGGGTCAACAAAACACTCTCGTTAAGAAGTTTTATGATGAGAAACAAAAAATGAATCTCAGGAAAATTCAAAAGCAACCCATAAAGAAAACATATGACGAGAATGATTATATGAGTTTTGACACTCTCGAAGAGTTTAACTCACGTAAACAATGGAAACTCATCATTGACAACGTTGTAAAAAACCCACAGTTTTACTCATGTGTGACTTCTCTCAACAGAAAAACCTTTTCTATTAAGTAGAATGAAGTCTAAGGCTTATATATTGATGCAGATCGGAAATCTCCTCGTAAAGAATAGAGGTCTCTGTGAAGAAGAAGTTGAAGAGTGGATGAAAGAAAATGATAAAAAGACTGTATATGAACTTTTAACTATAAAAAAGGAACTTTCTCAAAACCAGGAGTATCATGATGTCTCATGTATGAGATGGTTTAGAGAAGAGGAACAATAATAAGGTATGTTTAAAAATTGGTGCAACAGTAATAATTTTAACAATGCAACCAATCTATCGCATGTGCTCATGGACGGTGGTGTCCTTTCTGTGCCATTCGATAAATTGAATGACTTCTACGAGAAGTATATAGAAGCTGTTAAGAAGGGAGAGAAACTCTACGTCGTTGAACAGAAGACGGAGACGTACAATTTCTTCGTTGACATTGACTATAAAGATGAGAGAGCCTTAACCCTGGAGGAGATTCAGGGTATATGTAAAGTCATCTGTGATAAAGTGAAACGCCACGGTGGTAAAGAGTGTCTCATTTCTATTTCACCCCCGAAAAAGGCGGGTACCCTCGTAAAAACTGGTGTACACCTCAACTGGCCAGGGTACGTGGTTGATCAGGCTTCGGCCCTAGCGTTAAGGGAGCATATTCTCGTAGCACTCTCAAAAGCGAAGGGGTCTGTAGATTGGAATGAGATTGTGGATTTAGCTGTGTATGGTGACATTCGGAGAAAGTCAAAGGGTAGTGGATTTCGTATGCCATGGTCCCATAAGATGGCTAAGCATCAACAGTGTAGTGGTCAGGGTTGTGAAGAGTGTGGTGGTACAGGTAAAATTGTACAAGTTGCCTATCTTCCCGTTTTCATTTATAAACACGGACCTTTGAGTACCCTTCTCAAGATTGATCAGCAACCGAATATTGATATCCTCAAGATGTCTGCTGTACGGACAAATGAACCTCAACATATAACTGTGGAACCCCCATCTAAAGTTATCAAAGAAGGTACATTTACAGGTGCACAGACAAAGGACGAGGTTCAAAACGATGAACTCAGGGCTCATATAGGAGACTTCATCCAGAGACATATGGAGGGGCAGAGTAAATCAGTGGTAACAAAGATATTCAAACACAAGGATACGTACCTCGTTTCAACCAATTCCAAATACTGTGAAAACCTAAAGAGACCTCATAGTTCAAACCATGTATGGTTTCATATCAGTGGTTCCGTGATTGCTCAAAAATGTTTCTGTAGATGTGAGACTATTAGGGGTAGGAGGGATGGTTTCTGTAAAGACTTCTATGGTCGTAAACACCAACTTCCATCTAAAATAGTTGAGCGACTCTATCCCAAGAAGGAGGATCTCAATAAATGCCCAGAAATCAAAAAGTTTGAAGAGAAGCCTCAAATTAAACAGTCGGATGTAAAAACTCCCCTAGAATCATTTATGCGTAGGTGTATGAAATGTCCAGAAGATACACGGGTCGTCAGTATTACACAATATAAGAATATAGTCACCGTTTTGACGACAATTACACATTGTGAAACTATCAAAGGTGAACACGAAGGATCTACAATGTCATATGTTATCAAGGGTACCAAGATAACACAAAAATGTCCCATTTGTACAAAAAACAATGCAAGATCGTATGAACTCTGTGGTAGTGTCAAAGAGGTGCTCACACCAATCAGAAAATAAATAACTATGTTTAAAAGATACTTAAAAAGCAAGAGTCTTTATATAAATAATGGTACAAACACGTACGCGTACAGGAAGAGCTATAAAGAAGCCAGAATTTTACACCCCTGAAGAGACTGTTTTAGAAGATGATTATACCCCAGAAGAGCACGATTCTGATTTAGGTTCTGAGATCTGCACGGATGATGAGATTTATTCGGATGAAGAGAGTGAAAGTGTGAGTGATGATGAAGGTAGTTTGAAAGATTTCATTGTAGATGATGATGAGGAAAGTGAGGAAGAAGACACTTAAAAAAACCGATGTCTATATAAAAAATGGAGACTGATATAGGAAATCCAATTGAATATGATCCAACTATGGATCCACTTAATAAGAATGATGAGAAACATGAAGACAGTACACATATAAATGACACTATGGCCCATGACCAATCGTACTATGTTCATCCTTCTGAAATGATGTATCACAATCCACAACCAGAAAAGGTTGATTTTTTATCTAACATTGACAAGTCTACTTGGATTATAGCCTTTGCTGTATTCTTACTAGGGTTTTTTATGGGTAAGACTATGCAACCTGTTATTCTTAAGTACGCGTAAGTTCTTGTAAACGACGATCCAATTTTGCCTCAGCATCTTCAACTATTTGAAACTCCGATGGTTCATGTGGGAAACCACTGGTCCAGTGATCATCAGTTGAATATGGTACAAATGTTCCAATGTCACCGTATATAGGTTGTATTTCACCTGTTAAATCACGATCCATAACTTGAGTAGGGTATCTCGGTATTATAAACGCATCCCTTGTATCCTCTATAAAACCTTTCGTTGTACTCACTTTGTTTTTTGAATTTAAATCAATATTGAATTTTAGATATGGTTCAAAAAACAAAACGAAGAATATACTCGTCAAAATGATGGTAACAACTATTTTCCACATTTTGTTTATTATATTAGAATATTTTTAATCAATTGGAGGTTACCTCGGGTTCACCCCCTTCTTCAGACTCTTTGATTGTACCAATGGTAGAAGCCTCAGCCTCGGCTTCACGCTTCTTACGTCGTTCCTCAGCCTCCTTGGCGACAATCTCGTCAGCCTCCTTGACGAGGTCTTCCATCTGAGTATCAGGCTTCTCCTTCCTGAGACGCTCAATAACATCAGCTGGATGACTAAGAGGTGGCTCGTCAGGCCTTGTATAGAACTTGGAGTTCTCATCACCTGGTTTAAGGTAACTATTCGTTTCCATCATATCGCGCTTACGCTCATTGAAGAGACGAGTAGCCTCACTCTGGTTCTCCCTGTAACCAGTCATGATTTCTTCGAGCTTCTCGTTAGAATAATGGACATCTTCAATCTTTAGAGGATCGGGTGGAATGAGGAGCCATTTGTACATATCAACTACATAAATATCAAAGGTGGAATCCTCCTTCTGAAGACGCTTCGCGTGGGAGGCAGCCTCGTCACGACTAGCAAAAGCACCGCGAATCTTAATACCAAACTTATCATTCTTCTGTGGAGCCTCAGGGCCTACGACGGAAAGGCACGCATAGAGCTGTCCAGGGACGGTAGTGTAATCCTGCTCAAGAGACATATTATACACAATACAATATCCAAAACTTTAAGCCTGCTTAAAAGAATTATATGATTACATAGGAATGAGAACATTTTGGGATAAACAACCTGTTCCTCAGGAAGGTGTCAATTATGAAAGGGGGAAAGAAATTGAGAAAGAAAAGAAGATTGTGGAAGAACCCATGAAGCTTCCAGATGGCTTTTCTTGGAAGGTGTGTTCAATTGAAGAGGCTCATCCATTTTTGAATGAACATTATTTATCTAGTGAAACCTCTAGACTCAAATACTCACTTGAAACACTAAAATGGGCAGCTGAGTCACCAGGTTATGAGAATAGGGCTATTGTCCATGATGGGACTCAAACGCTCATCGGGTTCATTTCCAGTGTTCCTACCAAAATACGTGTATGTGAAGACATACTGAACATGGTTCAAGTTAATTTCCTTTGTATTCATGAAAATTTTAGAACAATGGGATTTGTTCCTATTTTAATGAAAGAGATGAAACGAATCTCAAACATGAAAGATATATGGCAAGGTATAGCAACTGCGGAGAATAGAATTGTTACGCCGATAGTGAAATCAACATATTGGCATCGTATACTCAATGTTAAAAAACTTTCGGACATTGGATTTTATAAAGTTACCAATAAAACCAAACAAAAATATTTTGAAGTATGTGGAACTTCTCAATTTAGAAAGATGCAAAGTAAGGATATTCCGAGAGTTACAAAGATTTTACAGACTCATTTCAAACAATTTAAGATTGCTCCAGTCATTGACAAGATTTGGGTTAAACATTGGATACTTCCAGCTAACTCTTATGTAAATGATTTGGACGATACATTTATCTCTTTCTACGATATACCAAATGTAAAGAAAGATGAATCGTACGTAATAAACCAAGCATATTCATTTTACATAGTTGGGGATGTATATAAAGATGCATTTCTCATTGCAAAAAATTTAGGCTACGATATGTTTACTACTTTAGATATTGGTCAGTGTGTACCAAATCTAGAGAAGCAGAAGTTTCTTATGGGAAGTTCTAGTATTTATTACTACTTGTTTAACTGGTTACCATCCTCTTCAATCTCATTAGAAGACATTGAACTCAAATTACCTTGAGTCTCCAATCTACTCTTGATAAGTTTTACATACTCTTCATTTATTTCCACACCCATAAATGGAAGACCGAGATTCTTGGCAGCTACACACTCACTCCCAGATCCCGCGAATGGAACAAGAACAAAACCATTCTCTGGATCTTGTTTACAGGACTTTAGAAGTTTCTCACAAAGTTCTAGGGGTTTTTGAGTTGGGTGATCAACCCTTTCACCTTTTCCAGATGTACCCGCGAGAGTGGGCATCTTGATCACATCCCTTGGAAGAGCACCACTGGGATGAGCTGCATAGACCGTAGTCGTTTCACCATTTGAATATCTACCTTTTGTAGCCGGTCTTTTCTTACCCGCCGCACCCTTTACGAACCCATCTGTATAGGGCTCCCGTACATCATCCCGGTGGAACACTTTGTCACCTTTCCATAATACGATGATACTCTCATGTGATCTCTGCCAGAAATTGAGTTTAGGAACCGTCTTATTTGTGTAGTGCCACACAAGCCACCGTCGGTTTACAGTTTGGGGGATGCGAGCAAGAATGAGAGCTAGAATCTCACTAAAACCATAAATGAACATAGTACCATCCTTTCTCAGAACCCGAAGACACCCCTCAATCCATTCATCACACCACTTAAGATACTCGTCCATGGGTTGTTTATCACTTTTATTACCAAAGTCCTTCCCGATATTATATGGAGGATCAGCGATGACAATTTGTGCACTCTCGTCATTTAGATTCCTAAGTACATTCAGAATATCATCATTAATAATCTTTTCCATTGTTAATTACTCGTCTTAAAGTTTTAAGTGTATTTGAAATCATGTTTCCGTCCGTAATCTTAACATTGACCACATTCAAAAATATGGTAGAACGTGTATCTAGATATCAATATTATAAATCATTGGGTGCGTGTGAGACTATTTTAAGTTTTACAAAAACCGAAGGGAAAACTTATGGCACAGACATGGAAAAAATCACAATTGAATGGTTTAGGTTACTACCACGATTAAATACTCAACATGACGGGTTGTTTCCCGATCATAAAACAGAAGTTACGAAGTGTGGTCATTGGAAGATTGAAATTAAATCTTCAAGATATTGGGGTGGTAAAAAACAATATAAGTTTCAACATATTGAACCAGGTCACGATTTTGATATTTTACTTACAGTATTGCTGCGTGAAGATAGAATTGAGTATAGAATCATGAGAAAAAATGTCATATTACCTTACCTTGAGAAACAGGGTAAACAAGGGTTTTTCTTAAATGACAAAGATGTTGAACGTATTGGGACAATTATTGAAACTCATGAAGATATTTACGATTATCTTACTCATATCAATGTTAAACTTCGTTTTGTTGATGAAAAAATTAAATGTGATATTATAAGTCCTAAGTAAAAGAAATAAATCCAAAAAATTACAAGATGGAGGAAATCCGAAAAAACCATAACAATGCCAAAAGGGATTTGATCCAATCTGTGACTCGGGATGGTGATCAGATCCTAGATGTTGGTTGTGGTTTTGGTGGTGACTTACAGAAGTGGCACAAATGTGGTGCTAATATGAGTATGTGTGATCCAGAGCCGGATGCACTTGTAGAGGCCAAGTCGCGCGCCAAGAACATGCACATGAGGGTGAACTTCTATGAGGGTGACATTCATAAGTGTCCGAATAGGAAATATGATATTCTCTGCTACAACTTTTCACTTCATTACATTTTCCAGACAAAGGAAAAGTTTTTTGGATCAATTAAGGAAATCAAAAAGAGAATGAAACCTGGTGCGCGGCTTATTGGGATCATTCCAGACTCTGAGAAGATCATCTTCAGAACTCCTATGAAAGATGATATGGGTAACTTTTTTTTGATGAAGGACCATGGAAACGGGGGGTTTGGTGAAAAATTGTTTGTAAACCTGGTGGATACACCCTTCTATGCAGATGGTCCGCGTTCAGAACCAATCGCGTATAAAGACCTCTTAGTGACACATTTAGAGGAATTGGGTTTCAAATTGGAGTTGTGGGAGGGTCTTACAGGTAATCCAATTTCAGAACTATATAGTAAATTTATATTTGTATATAAGAAATGATCGCGTTCATTATACTTCTTCTTATAAATGTCTATGTACTCGTAATGATACAGGAACCACGGGAGTTTGTGGAAGTCAAAGAGAAATACGAGATTCTCAGGAGGCATGTAGGTGATACACAGCATCCTAAATTTCATATGTTGGCTAATCAAATTCCATTGACCGGTTTAAAGAAAATGAATGGATCTGTTGGGTTTAATACTAATAAAGGTGAGGAAATCACTTTATGTCTTGATGGTTCTGTAAATGAAATTTTTCATGTCCTTATCCATGAATTAGCTCACTGTACTGTTGAAGAATACTCTCACTCGGATGAATATTGGAATAATTTTTTAGAACTTCGTGACGTGTGTATAAATTTAGGTATTTACGAAAAAATACCAGAAAAGACAGAGTTCTGTGGTCAACATGTACAGGATAAATAATCTCAATAGATAGCAAATGAAAACACCTCTTAACGTTCTATTGGTTGCGATTGGGTACTGGGTCGCTATTTATGGTGTTACCCAGGTGCCGAATGTGTTCAATAGCTACTATATAAACCTGGTATGGCTAACTGTAGTGATTCCTAATGTATTCCACATGATGGTGGGACGCGTTCCCCAACTTGCGGTGGATCGTCAATTCTTTTTCGCTACAAGTATAATTGCTCTGATTTTCACCTACATTTTTAACAGGTTGTTTAAGAGAACGGGAAAAGATCTAAAGGAGTATGGGACTGACAAGGGCAAGACACTTAAGACGAATGCCTTGCTCATGGGGATGTTGTCCTTGGGAGCTCTAATTACCTATTATTCGGGTATTGATAAATCAATCTATTCTAATATGGGTTGGGAATCAAATGTTTAGGGCTTGACGACGTAGTCCTTCACAAAGTAAAAGACGATAGCCGCAACTAGACCAGTAGACGCAAGACCAACCATGCTCCTACTCCCCTGTTCGTTAAGGAACTTGGGAATAGAAGTCACCAACTTGTCTTGAACAGGCTTAGACACCGCGAGGGCCGCAGCGGCACCGGCGACAAGGGCGATCATTTGATCATCGGTAAGATTGAGAGGATTCTTGCTCTCTGGCTTGGCCTCCTGTACTTGAGGAGCGGCGTAAGCACCCTGAGGATTAGGGGCGGTCATTTGGGGCATC